TGATGAAGCAGAGCCTAAAGTGGAAGAAGACGAAGGAGAAAGCCCTGGAGACAGTAAAGATGCAGAGGACTCCAAGCCGCCGTCAACTTGGACAAAAGAAGCAGCCGCTGAATGGGCTGGACTAAGCCCCACAATTAAAGCAGAGGTGGAGAAAAGAGAAGCTGAAATAATGAAGGGCATTGACACTTACAAGGGCGATGCTCAGATAGGTCAGAATTTTAAGAACATCATGGATCCGCACCTGGAAGCTTTACAAAGCATAAATCAGTCGCCTTTCCCTTATGTAGCAGATTTGGTGAGAGCGGATGCAATGCTTAGATCTGGTACAGATGAGCAGAAATTGGCGGCTTTTAAGCAAATAGCTGCGGATCATGGAGTTAAGATAGAAGACGATGATCTGAGCTTTGAGGATGAAGCAGTAAAAGGCTTGCGTTCCGAGCTAAATGCTTTAAAATCACAATTGAATAATCAAGCGGAATCGGTGCAAAGTCAGGAAAGAGAGAAGATCAATACTCAAATAGCTGCCTTTGCCGCTGATCCGAAGAATGAGCATTTTGATGTAGTAGCAAACGATATCGCTGATCTTATAAAAGCGGGCACTTCCAAAACTCTGGAAGATGCTTATGCCAAGGCTATCTGGGCTAATCCAGTAACTAGGGATTTAGAACTCAAGAAGATTGAAGCGACGAAAGAGAAGGAAAGAAAAGCTGCATCGCTGGAACGAGCGAGAAAGGCTAAAAAGTTGATGCAAGTCAACGTTAAAGCAACAGGACAGCCAGGGCGCAGAACAGCACCTTTAAGTTCAATAGATGATACACTAAACAAGGCTTTCGACGAAATCGAGAACAGACGTGAGTCTTAGAAAGTTTTCTTAAATCTTAAACATACAAAGGAACTACAATGCCAAGCCCTAATGCGGTGTTTACTGAACTGGTATCAACTACGTTCAGAAATCACAAAAAATCCATTGCGGATAATGTATCAAAAAACAATGCCCTGTACCGTCGTTTGATGGAAAAAGGTCAGATGGAGACAGAAGAAGGCGGTACTACTCTGGTAGAGCCTCTGGACTACGCAGAGAATGCCACGTACCAACGCTATTCTGGCTACGATAAATTGAATATTGGCGCATCTGATGTAATTACAGCTGCGGAATTCCAGTGGCGTCAAATTGCCTTAAATGTTGTTGCTAGTGGTAAAGAGCTGCGCATCAACAAAGGTAAACCACGCATTATCAAACTGGTTAAATCCCGTGTCAAAAATGCTATTCGTACCTTCAAGAACAATTTTTCTGTAGATATGTATAGCGCAGGTACTTTAACAAATCAGATCAACGGTTTGCAAGCACTCGTAGCGGACGCTGGTGCAGGTACTGTTGGTGGTATCGACTCTTCCACGTATACTTTCTGGAAAAACACAGTGCAATCAGCTGCAGCTCCTTTAGGCGGTGGCGGTGCGATTACTCCTTCAGCGACGACCATTGAAAGCTTAATGCTTCCTCTTTGGCTTGAGTTGACTCGTGGTGATGATCAGCCTGATTTGATTGTAAGCTCCAACGACTACTTCGAGTTTTATGAAACAAGCCAAGTAGCAATTAAACGCTATACTGATGAAACCAAAGCAGATGGCGGGTTTGTATCTATGAAGTATAAAGGTGCTGACGTAATCTTTGATGGTGGTAGCGGTATTCCAGATGCTCATATGTATTTCTTGAATACAGATTATCTCAAACTCTATGCACATCCTGATGCTAATCTTACAGAACTATCAGATGCACGTCCGATAGATCAAGATGCTGTCGTAACTCCTATCATCTGGATGGGTAATTTGACAGTCAGCAATCGCGATTTGCAAGGTGTTCTGAAAGCCTAAAACACGGACGTAGTATAGAAATATACTTGGGACGTATTTAATATTAAACTGGAGAAATAAAGATGAGTTATTCTTGGAGAGGCGGGTTTGTCGGCCTGCAGAAAATTGATGAAGTCTCTGATACACAGAAGCATGAGATAGGTCTGTGCGCAGAAGCTTTTGATCCCGACTATGGTTATGGTACTTTCATCTACTTGCCTGGTGTAGCATCTATGATTGCAGGCAATACTGTTGTGTATGACACTTATGCAGGTACGACTGCTCTGACTGTAGCTGCTAGTAAAGGGCCGGTTGCTGTGGCCATGGCAGCTATTACGGCAGGTGAGTGGGGCTGGTTGATAATGCTGTATTCAAAACTGCGGTTAATACACCAGCTACTGGTTTTGCTGTTGCTCAAATAGCATACCCATCAGCTAACTCTCAGTCAGAAGACTAATCCCCGGCAGGGAGCCCCTCCTCACTCTTTTCATCCTCTTTTGGGTAAAATGATCAGAGTGAGGAACTTACTTTAAAGGAGCATAGATATGGAAGCACTCGCGCAGGATCTACCACCACAGGTTAAATTTAAAGAAAAGATACTTGAAAACAGAGACGCCACATTAGAGAAAGGTTCTTTTGTAGGCAGACCTGTAGACTACGTTTATGTAAGCCCTCCTGGATCTAAGGATTGTATTGAGTTAGAAGCAGTGCCTTGGCTAAGCTACATTCGTATGGAAGCGCGTAAGAAAAGATTTCCTGCAGAATGGGTGGTTATGTTACAAGAGCAGTATGATGCATGGAAGAAAGGAACCCCTGCCCCCACTTTTGGTACACCTCTAAGCACTTGGAAACACGTAACACCCAACGTCTTGGCTGCCATAGAAGCCGCTCGTATCTCTACGATAGAGGAACTAGCTCTGGCGAATGAAGATACGATTGCACGTCTCGGGCCAGGTGCTAGAGCTTTGAAAAATAAAGCAGTACTTTACACAAATCAGCAACCTATTCCAGAGAATTTGCAAGAAGTAGCAGAAAAGGCTGCCCTTTTAAAGGAAGATTAAATAATGTCTCTTCTATCAGTAGTGCAAGAATTCAGCAAAAGAACAGGATTAAGTATCCCAGGGAGTGTTGTGAGCACTTCCAACAAACAAGTTCTGCAGATGTGGGGACTGCTGGAAGAGATTCTTGAGGATGTTTCGATTACTAGAGCCAACTGGACTAAGCAGAACAGAGAAGCTACTTTTAGTTCTGTAGCTGCAGAAGATCAAGGCTTTTTAGAGACGCTGGCTCCAGGATATATTGAAGTTCTCACAGATACGATGTTTAACCGGACATCCAAGCTTCCTATAACTGGTCCACTAACACCAGAAGAATGGCAGCATGCTCAAGCCGTTGTCTATACTTCAGCCTATCATAGCTTCCGTATTAAAGGTGGGAAGCTCTTTATCTATCCAGCACTCGGCGCTAGTGAATCTATAGCTTTTGAGTACACCTCTTCTTACTTGGTTTATGACAGCTCCACGACAGATTGGAAGCGCAATTTCACTGCAGACTCAGATACTTTTGCTTTAGATGAATCCATCTTGATTAGAGGCTTGAGGATGCTCTGGAAGCGTGAAAAAGGTTTACCATACTCTGAAGAAATGAGAGACTATGAAAGGGTCTTGCAGAAGTTTGAAGGAGTTGATGGCGTTAAACCTGATCTACATATGGATTCTGGACCGAGGGATCGGATACCAGGTATAATCATTCCCGACAGCTCCTGGCCTTTATAATGAGAAAAGCTATATTTGCGCAGCAAAACAAATCACCTTCTAGAGAGCTGTCTGTAGCAGCTCCAACTGGTGGCTGGAACGTCATCTCGCCTATCTCTAGAATGCCACCTGAAGATGCTCTTTTCATGGATGATATGTGGCCGACTCCTGTGGATGTTCAGCTTCGGAAAGGCTTCGTCTCTCATGGCAATACGCCTGTAGATGATCCAGGTGCAGCAGATCCGCACGATATTCGATCTATAATGAGCTACACAGCTCCAGGAGATAATACTCTTTTTGTTGGCGATCAGTCTGGTATCTACGACGCTACCGCAGGTGGAAGTCTCTCCAGTGTATCTTCTGCAGCCACTTTTGGCGGTTGGGAGTCTACCAATATTGCTACATCTGGTGGTAACTTTCTATGGTGCTGCAATGGAGTAGATAAGTCTAGATACTTTGATGGTTCTTCTTGGACTGTGCTTGATGGAGCTTCTTCGCCAGCTTTGACAGGTGTTACTTCTTCCGACATCAAGAATGTTACGCTGTTCAAGACTAGGCTGATGTTTCTCTTGAATGATTCCTTGAGCTTTGGCTTTTTGCCAGTGAATTCGGTAGCTGGTGCTGTAAGTACTTTCCCTCTAGGAGCTATTTTTCAGAAAGGTGGGTATCTAACTAATTTCGAAGGCTGGTCTATAGATGGTGGTGATGGAATAGATGACTACTTTGTCTTTATAACCAGCGAAGGTGAAGCAGCGATCTACCAAGGAACCGACCCAGCAGTAGCTGCTAATTGGGCACTCGTTGGAGTTTATAATTTAGGTCGACCTTTGTCAGGTAGATGTACAGTTAAGCTGGGTGGCGATGTTATCTACTTGAGTGTGCAAGGAGTTTATCCGCTGAGTAAGGCTCTAGGCTTTGCTACCTCTGACGAGACTGCGGCTATTAGCTACAAGATTCAGCCAGCTATTCAAGCCTTCACCGCTCTTAGCCCTGATCTCTATGGCTGGCAGATTGAGTTCTTTCCAGCCGCTACAATGCTCTTGATAAATGTTCCCTTTAAGTCGAACGACTCTCTGAACCTTATCTACTCCTACCAGTTCGTGATGAATACAACGAATAAGTCTTGGGCTAGGTTTACAAACATGGCAGCTGAAGCTTGGGGACTGCATGAGAATAAGCTCTACTTTGCAAGGCATAATCTTTTGTTTGAGGCTTGGACTGGTGGCAGCGATGATGGGGCAGCTACGATCGGTACAACGAAGCAATCCTTCAACACACTGAGGAAGCCTTCAAGAGAAAAGCATGTGAAGATGATCAGACCACTGGTGGAGATCACGAAAAGCATTACAATGAGTCTTGGCTTCGACACTGATTTTTCTGTAGATACTCTTTTGTATGTGCAGCCAGATATAGCGGCGAATATAAGTCGATGGGATTCGGCTAGGTTTGATCAAAATTCCTGGGCAGGTGCCGTGATTAGTACAGAGTGGCGAACAGTGCCGAATGATCCAGGTAGATGGTTTTCACTAAATATGAAGATTGAAGGTACAGACTCAGAAGTAAGTTGGTACGCAACAGACTATATTCTGCAAGATGGTAATATCTTTGGATAGTGGTCTGCGCTCTTGCCTTTCCTTAAAAAGTTATCTATACTAAGCACAATCTAAGAGGAATTCAAAATGGGCTTTTTCAGTAGTGTTGGCGGTATTTTAGGCTTGAACGATTCAGGCCCTGGTAGTGTTGCTCCTCCAGATCCTTATGCAGTAGCTGATGCTCAGGCGGGCGCAAATATACGTACTTCTGAAGCGCAAACCGAGATGAATCGGTTCAATCAGCAGAATCCGTATGGTTCTCAATACTGGACTCGCGACCCGAACAATTCTAATGTCTGGACGCAAAACACAAAGCTAGACCCTCGCGTCAACAACAATCTGAATGCAGCTATTAGGGATGAATCTAGATTCCGATCAGGTGTTCAGGACTTGACTGCTAATGCTGAGAACGTATTCGCAAATAGTATGGGTCAATCTCCTGGGCCAGATCAAGCAAACTTCTACAAAAGTCAGCTTGAGAGTGGTTTAGTAGATATCAATGGATTAACTAATCAAGCTGTTGGCGCAGCTAAAGGGAATATAAATTTAGCTAATGATCAGACAGCTCGCTTGGAGAACTTATATGGCACTGATCTCAACTACGATAATGTATCACCAGCTCCCACTGCTAATGAGGCTACTAGACAATCAGTTGCTGACTCTTTATATGGTCAGTCTACGAGTCGTCTCGATCCTAGATTTCAACAAGGCAGGCATGATCTAGAGACGCAGTTGGCGAATCAAGGGATTACTCAAGGGTCTGACGCCTACGATAGGGAGATGGCTAATTTCGGCAGGGATGAGAATGATGCCTATACATCTGCTTCGAATACAGCGAATACCTTGAGTTTGGATGCTATGCAGAAGCTGTTTGGTATGGAAATGGCTTCTAGGCAGCAGGGAGTTGGAGAGGCTAATTATTTGAGGGATCAAACAGGTAAAGAGGCTTCCTTAGCTAACAACCTGGCTACATCAGGTATAAACAATGCTCTAGGCACTCAAGAAGGTCAGATTAAAAGAGAAGCCGCTATACCTGCTATTGCTAGTGCTATGTTTAATCTGGATCAAGGTGCTTATGCAGGCGAGCGTATGCAGGCCTTGGACGAAATCTCTAGGGTGCAAGATTTAGCAAATAGTGCTAAAGGCGCTTCTTTACCAGCGAACTACTTTAATGTAGGCGCAGGTGGTGGGGCTTCTGTAGCTCCAACGAATCTCTCCCAGAATGTCTACGATAGCTACAGAGGCGATGTAGGAAACGCAGCCGCAAGAGTAGGGAATTTAAACAATACTATAGCTGGCGCAGGTACTTTAGCTAGTTCGATATTTAGCCTTTTCTAGGATTAAAGACATGCCGATGACAGCCAATGGAACACCAATACCTTATGGAGTGCAGATTGATGAAATCGACTCTAAGCAGAGACAAGCCGGTATCTTAGAAGCTTTATCTCATGCACCTGCACGTAACTATGGAACAGCTCGCTCTGTTGTGAGCCCTTTAGCTGAATTTTCTAAACTTATCTCAGGCTATTCTTCAAAGAAAAAAGAGAAAGAAGCCAGGAAGATGATGGAGAAGCTGACCACTCAGCAAAAGAATGATCTTGTACAAGGTATTCAGCAATTCCAGCAAACTGCTCAAGGAAGCTCGAATCCTTCAAGTGCGCTTGCTCCGAATCCAGATGGCTCGCCTCAAATGGTGAATACTCCTGGGAATATGCAGCAAGCTATTGCAGATGCTAT